AAGTCCATGCTGTCCGCCTTCTTGATCGAGCCGTCAGATGCCCAGTTGTCCGGGACCTTGCGGCCCATCTCCTCGGCGCGCCGCTGGATGAAGCGGCGGATCTTGTCGTGGTCTTCGCCGCCGCGGCCTACCGCGCGGATCGCCGCGTCGAGGTCCTCGTCGTCGGCAATGGGGTACGAGATGTCGCCGTCGGGGCCCTTCATGGCGTGGCCCTTGGCTGCGAGGTCCCGCAGTTGGTGGGCGGTGTACTTGTCCTTGACGACCTCGGTACGCGGCTCGGCCTTACGCACGGGCGCGCCGTGGATCATCGCGGCGATCGCGGCAGGGCTGCCGGTCATCGTGACGGTCTCGGCTGGTTCGAGCATCGGCTCGGCCTTCGCGAGGAGCTGGCGGACGTACGCGCCGTCGAGGAGACCGCCCGCGTCCTGCCGCTGCTTCATCAGCAGGAAGCCGCTGCTGCCGTTCGCGGCACGGCCCACGAGGTCGACCCTGGGGATGTCAGCGTCGACGGCCTCGGTCCAGTCGTCTTCGATGAAGTCAGTCACTGGTCACTCCTGACGCGTCGTCTTGTCCGTCGTCGTGCTTGGCCTTGCGGTGAGAACCCGGTGACTTGGCCGGACTTCACGAGGGCCCAAGCAACGTCGTCGCAGATCGCCCCGATCAACCAGTCGCCGGCCTTGATGAAGGTCCCGTCGGGCTGCTCCCAGTCGGGGCCGCGGTAGACGTAGCTTTCGACGACGGTGGCGTGTCCGATCGAGTCGTCGGGACCGTGGAACAGGCCGACCTGCGCTCCGCCGGGGAGGTAGCTCCAGCAGGCTTTCTCCAGCTCTTCCGGGCTGAAAAAGTCGCGCGCGCCGTCCGCGCCCTTGGCGATGCGCGGGTCCTGCCCTGCCTGATAGGCCAGGCCCAAAATGAACTGCTGCTCGGGTACCGCGGACTTGCCGAGGAACCGCAGCCCGTCGGGCTCGGGTTCGATATGGGGATGGTCTTCTCGTCCGCAGCCGCACGGGCAGTCGCCCGACCCGGGGGAGGGATCATCGTCCACGGTGGTCACCCCCTTCATGCAGGGCCGACGTTGCACCGGCAATGCGGGTGTACTGGCGGGTAGGAGTCGCCGGAGGGGTACGGGGCGCCGATGGGCCGGGGCCCGGCTGCGGCGTTGCCGGAGCAGGTCGGGCAGGTGTTGGGACTGGGGTCCAGCAGCCAGCGTCCTTGGGTGATGCCGGCCTGCCGGTAGCCGACGAGCGCGGCCAGTCCGGAGCTGCGGGTGATCTCGGTGATGGCGATGCCGAGGGCCGTGGTGATGCTGCCGAGTGCGTCTCGGAGGGATTCGGCGAGCATCAGTGCTGTCGTGCCGGCAAGGAGTCCGGCGACGAGGAGCCGCACGAGTTCCTGGTGCCGGGTGTTGGCCATGCCTTGGGCGTCGCCGGTGGCGTCGTCCGTGAGCTGGTCGTAGTTCTCGTCGGCGTCGTTGTCGGCGATGGTGTGCTGGGCTTGGGCGGTGTCGCCGGGCGTCCAGTTGCCGAGGTTGATGCGTCGTTTGCCTGCCGCGAGTGCCTTGGCGGATAGGAGTCCAAGGAGGTAGCCGTCGGCGTGGACCTTCGGAAGGATCTTGGCGAGCGGCCTGGCGAGGTCGAGTTGCCTGGCGGCCAGCCATTCGCTGGTCGCAGCGGTGAGCTGTGCCTTGTCGGGCTTGTTGCCGTCGGCGGGGAGTTGGTGCTGCGCGAGGTAGTCCCGCGCGAGCTGCTCCGCCGCAGTGACGGTCAGCGTGGCCTTGAGGCTGCGGGCGATCTCCTCGGCCCAGTAGTTGGCGGCGTCCATATCGTGCTGCCAGCCGGGCCAGTCGGCTGATGCCCCCTTGGCGGGGGCGTCAGCTTTTGGGGATGCGGCCTTGACCACGCCGGTGCCGTCGAGCGCGGCTAGGACCGCGTCGATGTTGGCGAGGAGCTCCTGCCGTACGGCTGGGTTGCCGGGCAGCTGGTCCGGGGACCACCAGGCGAGGGCCTCCGTGATATCCCCGTCCGGGTCGTCGGGGTTGGGTATCTGATCGCGGTCGCCGCCGATCGGTACGCAGTCCTCGGACGGGACCGTCCATACGATGCCCTCGTAGATGCCGCTCGGGCTGAGCCACGCCCCGCTGACCTCGCCGGGCGGCGGGATGAATCCCGTCTCCTCGCTCCATTCACGCCAAGCGCCTTGGATCGACGACTCGCTGCCTTCCAGGTGGCCCCCGGGTACCTCCCACGTGCCGGACGCTGGATCCTCGGGGTCCAGGGCCCGCTGGAGCATGAGGACGCGCCCGGTGTCGGCTGCCCGGACGGCCAGTCCTGCGACGGCTACTTCGCCCGCGTCCTTGCGGATGGCGAGTCGGCCGCTGTCGTTGAGGTTGTGGCCTGTGACCGGATCGGTGGCTGTGAACTTGAAGTCCCGCCACCGGCCGTCCTTGCGCCGCGCTTTGGCGAAGCGGCGGAATGCGGCCAGTTCGGCGTCGCGGGCGGCCTTGGCGACGGGCGCGTCCTTGTCCGGCTCGTCGTCGTCCTCTTCGTTGTGGTGCTGTCCGATGAGGTCGTAGCCGGTGATGCCGGTCGCCGTGGTGATTCCGGCGGTAGGCGCGCCGCCCCCTTCGCTGTCCTTCGCCACCGGTTGGGCCGGTGGCGCGGTCGGCATCGCGGACGAGCCGTATTCCTCCTCCGCCAAGGGGGTCGTCTTGATGGGGGGGTTGGGTACGACGCCTTCGACGCCACCGAAGACAGTGTGTGGAAGTAGCGCGCCCGGCTCGGGTGCGGCGGTCTCCGGATCGATCTGCCCCGCGAGCGCATACAGCGAGGCGAGGGGGATCGGGCCGGAGCGGGAGGTAGAGATGAAGCGGGGCATCGGCTGCCCGGCGGGCTCCGGCAGTCCGTAACGCATCTCGCGGATGTCCGATCCGCCGATGACTCCCAGCTCCAGGTAGATCTTGTCTGCCTGGGCCTGCTGCAACCGGTCTGCCTGCTCCTCGCCCAGGTCGAATGCGAAGCGCACGGGAAGGCCGAGGTCGTTGCGTAGGAACCCGCTGAGGGTGTCCTGGATGTGGCGGATCAGCGGCAGGTCGCCGACGCGGTGCTGCACGTCGGCCTGGCTTTCGCCGGACGACTTGTTGACGGACTCGGTGAACCCGAGGTCGGAGGGCACGACGTGGTAGGCCGCGGCGGTCTTCCGCATGCGATCTTGAAGCCGGGCGGCATGAACTTGACCTGCTGCTTGATCGCCTGGTCGCCGGTGAGGACCGCGTCCCACTGCTCCTGGAACTGCTCGATCTGGTCCGGGGACCAGCCCTCAGGCGCGGAGGCGAACGCCTGCGGGACGTTGCCCTCAGTGAATCTCTGCAAAAAATAGGCTTGGAATCGCAGGTCAGTGTTGGCGTTGAGCAGGATCGACTCAAGCGGTGCGCGGCCGTACGGCGAGCCGGGAATCTTGCGGAACGGGGTGTAGATGATGTCCCGCGTGGTCTGCCAGTTCCACGGCAGGCCCTGCGCGTACTGCACGTACGCCTCGGCCGGGTACTGCGGAACATTGCCGAACTCGTCGAGGAGCGGCACGAAAGTAGTGCCGTCCACAACGCGCAGGCCGACGCAACGGCCAGCCCTGTTCCTCATCCTGTAGAGCGTCCCGGCGTCGTACGCGAGGATGTCGAACAGCCACGACGCCAGCCACGACGCGAACGGCTGGTCCCGGTCCGGCTTCTCAAGCGCGGCCATGCCCACGGTGATGGCGTCCGCGACATCGCCTACGGCGCCGTCGGCTGGGATCAGCGACCAGTCCAGGCTGCGGATCGAGTCGATCCGGTGCCAGATGCACATGGACGCCACGTCGTACGCCTCGACGAGACCACGCAGGGTGTCGAAGGAGACGCGTTCGTGAGTGCGGGGCCGCGCGGAAATGTTGCGGCCAGTCAGGAAGTCCTGGCTGCGCGGGGTCCGCGAGTAGCCGTCGTACGGGCCGATCGGAGTACCAGGGCTGAACGCCGTGGACGGCAGCATTCCCGCCGCAGCCTCCGCCTCCTGGATTGCAGCAGGCGGGGAGTTGCCGAAGACCTTGGCGAGACGGGAGCGGACGCCCATGCGGGGAGGCCCCCCTATCTGCGTTGCTGCTGCCGGAAAGCGAGGTTGCGGGCACGCTGACGGGCGGCGACGGGGTCTTCGGGGGCGTCGGCTTGAGCGGTGAGAGATGTCTTCGGCGCCGCCGCAGTGATGGGTGTTGCCGTTGCCGGCCTGCCTGCGGCGAGCGCTTCGGCCTTCCGCCGCGCGTAGTCGATCCACGCCTGTGCCCCGGACCCGTCGAGCAGCATCTGCGATAGGGCTTGGCTGGTGGCATCGACCTGGTCGTCGTGGGCGGCGTTGGGGAAGCCGGCGGCTTCGTCGATGAGGGCTTCGGGATCGAACAGGGCGATCGCCGCCTCCGGCAGGAACACGTTCCCGGCCTCAATGAAGGGCGCAACGGCGTTGGCCCGCGCGTACTTCGACTCGGTCGGGCTGACCGCCGTGATGCCTGGGATCTTCGACGTCAAAGTGTCGATGATCGCTGTGCCGTTGGCCTTGTCCTCAACGATCTTGCGGGTGGCCTGAGGCCAGCGCGCGACCATCGCCTTGAAGGCAGTCAGAGTGTCAGTGAAGCTGAGCCGCTTGTGGACCTGGTCGAGCAAGTACACGTTCGCACCGCGCCGGGCCCAGACCTGGCCGACGACGTAGTCGCTGCTCTTGGTGTCCTTGAACGCCATGTCCCAGGACATGACCATCTCGTCGCACTCGTTGACGAGATAGGCACCGGGGTCTGTGGGGTGCTGCGACCACAGCGGGGTCGTGTATCTGCGCCACCACGGACGCTGCCAGACGTTACCGGCATCCGGGCTTGGACTGCCCTGATAGAGGGCACTGAATACCCGGGACCCGGCTTGAATCCGGATCTCCTCCCACTGTGCTGCGGTACGTTTTCGCGCGGAGGCTAGCCACTGCCCCGGTTCGCGGGCGAGGAGGTCCGACTGGCCCTTGACCGGGTCGTGGTCGGCCAGTGCGGGGATGTTGACGACGCGCCAGCGGTGGCCATCCTCGGCTGCGAGCAGTCGCCCCGCGAAGTCATCCTCGTGCCACCTGGTCATGATCACGATGACGGGGGCGTCTGGTGCCAGACGCGTTGATCCGACGGACTGCCACCAGCCCCACACGCGCTCGCGGTAGTAGGCCGAGGCCGCCTGCTCCTTATCGGAGAAGGGGTCATCAACTACGAGTGCGTCCAAGGGGCGTCCGGTCAATCCGGAGCCGATGCCGACGCACACAACGCCGCCGCGATGCCCTGCAAGCTGCCAGCGCTTAGCGGACCCGTAGTCGCGGGCGATGCTGAGGCCGATGTCGAAGGTGCCTTCGTCGCCGTCGTTCGTTGTGATCCAGTTCCTGATCTCGCGCCCGAACGTCTCCGCCAGGGATTGCGAGTAGGAGACGATGCCCATGCGGCGCTCGGGATCGCGGGTCAGCGCCCATAGCGTCCCGGTCTTGGTGACGCGCTGGCTCTTGCCCTCCTGCGGCGGCATGGAGACGATGAGCCGGGCCCCGGGATCGGAATACGCGCGCATGACCTCTTGGTCGATCACGTCTAGCGCTGGTGTCTGCACGGTCTCGGGATCGATCAGCTTGGCCAGGTCGCCGGGGGTCTCCCACTTCGGGCCCCGCGCGCGGCGGCCAGCCTTGCGGCGCTCGATCTCAGCCTGGAGCGCCTGCAGCTCCAGCATCTTCGTCAGCTTCATCGCCAAGAGCGGCGAGTTGTTCGCTGGCGTCGATGATTGCCTTGTTGAGGGCATCGACGGTGAACGCCCCCTCGATTTTGACGGCCTGGTCGAGTCCGCGCAGCTTCGCGACCTGGGAGTTGATCTTTAGGAGCCGGTCTGCGGCGGCGAGGTTCGGGCCCTTATCCAGGAGCGGCTCACCGGTCTCGGGGTGCTCGGCCACGCGCCCGCTGGTGGATACGTGGAAGTACTCACCACGGAAGATCTTGTGTACCTCTTCGGCGAGGTACTCCAGCTCGACGAGCTGCTCTTCGCGGTACACCTCGACGCTAGTGCTCTGCGCCGCGATCGACTCCTCCAGGGCGCGGGAGAAGTCCTTGCTGGCCGAGTAGGCGCTGCTGTATCCGAGCTCGGCCCAGAACTCGGCGTACGGCACCTTCCGCCGCCGATAGTCGACGAGCTTGGCGCGGCGCGCCGAGACGATCGCGGTCTCTGCACGGGAGCGTCCCATGGGTGCCTCCCTCAGGCAGCCGGGACCTGGTAGCCCCGCGGGCTGAACTGGCTGGTGCCAGCGCCGAGCGAGAGCGGCCCGACGAGGTTGGTGTTGCCGTAGTTGGCGCACAGGAACACGTACACGTCGCCCTGGTCGGGCTGGGTGACGGCGTAGTCGCCGGTGCCCATGTTCTCGGTCCAGGAGTCGTGGGTGACGGCGACGATGCCAGGGAAGTACGCGCCGCTGCCCTCGTTGACGATGACGATGGTGCCGAGATCGGGGACGCTCATCATGTGCTCCTTCGGGTCAGGACAGGCCCGCGAACCAGCCGTTGCTGGCTCCGGACAGGGTGCCGAGGCTGGCTGGCATGGCCGTGGTCTGGCCGGTGGCGGCGGTCGCGAAGCGGGCGTTCGCGGCGCTGAGCTTGTAGTTCGCTGCGGACTGGGAGACGCCGCGCAGGAACGTCGGTAGCGTGGTGCCGTTCGCGAACCAGGCGATGAGGTAGTCCCCTGCCGTGAGGTTGTACGGTCCTCCGGTCAGCGGCATCGTCTTCGCGCCGGTGGATACCCAGCTGGCGGACTGGTCGGCGGTGGAAGCGACGGGGGCCCCGGCGGTGGTGTAGAGGCCGGCGAAGCATTCGTTCGCGGTCAGGGTCACGCCGGCTGCCGTGATGAACAGTTCGACGTTCGTGACGGACGCCGCGATGGGGACGTGGACCCGGGCGACGTTGACGGTTCCCGCTGCGGCAAGGATCGTGCCGCTTGTGCAGGTCGCCGGGTCCATGGTCCAGGTGATGAGGCTGTGGTCCTCGGGTGCCCAGTAGGTGCGCGGGTGGACGTGGTCCCAGGGGGCGGCGAGCGGCCCGGAACCGGTCGCGCCGGGCGTCCCGGACTTCTTGGGCAGGTCGGTGGTGTCGATGGTGGCTTGCGCGGTGCCGGTCATCGATGCCCAGCGCAATACTTCGCCGACGGGCATGACGGTGATGCCGCGGGAGTTGATCCCCGCCATGATCGACGCGAAGTCCGTGATGGAGATCTGCGTGTCGGCGGTCGGGGTCGTCACGACCTCATGGAATGCCAGGATCAGCCAGCTGGCCGTGGCCTTGCACTGGTCCAGGTCGCCGCCGGACTGGGTGATGAGGCTGGTCAGGTACTCCTGGCCGTCGCCGGTATAGCTGGAGATGCTGGAGATCCGCCGGATCCGGAACGGATCGGATGGCACGTAGGTCTCTTTGGTCTTGTTGACCGTGCTCAGCCCGGCGCCGTAGACCTGCTGGATGATGCTGGTCGTGGAGACGCCGTCCGTCGTCAGGCCGTACTGTCCCTTGGGGTAGGCGTTGAGGTCCGCACCCCGGAAGCCGTTCGCGACCGCGAAAGCCTTCATGCTCGTCGCGTCGGAAAGCAGCTGGGCGGCGGTGACCCCGGTGTAGGTGTTGCTGTGAACGGTGTCGCTGTACGCGTGGCAGGCGATTTCCCAGCCGTCGTTCGTCTGGAGGTTCTTCAGGTCCGAGACGGACAGGCGGCCGGTGGTGCCGATCAGGTCGCCGATGATGAACGAGGTCGCCGGATACCCGTAGAGGTCCATGTAGGGCTTGCCGGCGGTGAGGGCGTCCTCGTAGCAGTCATCGAAGGTGATCGACACGACGCCGTTGGGGAAGGTCGCAGCGCCGTTGGCGACGGTGTCGACCATCTGGAGGTGCACGGTCGCGGCGTTGGCGGAGCCGCCCCCGATGTCGGCGATGCGGAACCGGACGGCTGCGAGTCCAGCCG